GCCGCGATTGGTTTATTTGTGGAGTCGGAGGCGGATGCGTACCAAACCGCACAAAATTTACTGGACCCGGACGCAGACCGGCAGGACGGTGAGCGCTGGCAGTCCGTAGACCCAGGCGAGATATGGTATGGTAAGCGGGGCGAGAAACCCCACCTCATATCCCCCGACCGCCCAGGCACCACTTTTGATCCCTTCACTAAAATAATTAAAAAAGCTATCTCCCAGGGGGCAGGAGTTCCCTACAATGTGCTATTTAAGGACCTTGACGGCGTGTCATTTGCGGGGTTCCGGGCAGCAATGCTTGAAGCCTGGAGGGCCTATTCATACCATAGAACCCGCATAGGTAATGCGGATTTACAGCGCAAATACACGATGTTGATGGAGGAAGCCTGGGCGCGTGGCCGGCTTTCTATTGGTTCAGATTTTTTTGAAAAAATGCAGTTATATACGGCGGCGGAGTGGGTCGGAGCGCCTAAAGGCGACATAGAGCCATTTAAAGCAGCACAGGCGGACATAATGAAAATAGGCGCAAATATAAAGACCCTTGAACGAGCCATAATCGAAGATGGCGGCGCGGGGTTTACAGAAGTTACAGAACAGCGGGCAGAGGAAAATTCGATATTAACAGACAAGGGGCTGCTGGTACCGGGGCAACCTGCCGTAGCTGAGTCGGAAGACCCGCCGGGCAAGGAGGACGATGAAGTATAATAAGCTGTGGCTAATAGAGCCTAAAAGTCATGGGGACCGGACGGAGCGGGCCTTGCAGTTGATGGCTGCCCCGGATTTTCAGGCTAAAATGGCTTTTTTTACAGAGCGAGAAATAAGCGCTCCCACGTATGAGGTGCGGGACGGGGTCGCGGTTATTGATATGATCGGCGCCCTGTCCAATACCCCCGATTTTTTTTCTTATCTTTTTGGGGATGCTACCCTCCCCGAGATCCGGGCGCAAATAGCGCAGGCGGATAGCGACCCGGAGATATCCGGGATAGTCCTGCGCATAGACTCCCCGGGAGGCCCACCGGACGGCCTGGCAGAATTTGCCAGGGCAGTCAAAGGGCTTTCGAAACCCATCGTTGGTTTTTGTGACGGCATGGTGGCGTCAGGTGCGTATTGGGTAGCGTCGGCACTCGATTCGATTGTTGTCAGCAGCACGTCCATGGTGGGCAGTATCGGGGTAATAGCCGTGCTTATGGAGTATTCCAAAATGTTGGAGCAAGACGGGGTCACGCCCACGGTGATACGTGCCGGAAAATATAAGGCTGTCGGGAATAGATTTGAGCCCCTAACTGCGGAGGGGGAAGTGACGGTCCAGGCCGAAGTCGATTTTCTGTATTCCGTGTTTATCGACGCGGTCGCGGAAAATAAAGGGATCGCTGTCGAGGAGGTCCTTAAAATGGCGGAGGGTAAAGTGTATATAGGCCAGCAGGCCGTCGACATCGGTCTGGTGGATGAAATTGGTTTTTTGGATGACGCTGTAGAAATGGCGTCGAGTAGTAATATGAATAACGGAGGTACGACAATGAACGTCACAGAATTGCGGACAGAGTACCCGGATTTATGCGCGGAGATCGAGGCGGCAGTTGTTGTGCCGGACGTATCTCTGGCGGTAACCGCCGAGGCCGACAGGATTACAGGTCTCGCGGTGGCACATTTCGGGGAGGACATTGGTAAAAAATTTAACGAGCTGGTTAAACTGGGAGTAAGCGTCGAGCAGTATACCAGTATGCGGGGGCTGATGCCAGTTACCGAGACTGACGTGGATCTCAGGACTAAACATCTGGCCGCACTCGAGGCCCTCAAAACCGAGGACCCGGGGACCGGCGGGAAGTCTGACGGCCCTAAAACATTCGAGGAGGCCTGGAAAGCGATTAAAGCCGAAAAAGGCTGCGACACCCAGAAAGCTATGTCCCTGGCAGTTAAGGAGTTCCCTGAGCTCCACGATGCACAGAAAATTGGAGGTGCAAAATGAGCGAATGTAAAAGCGCAATAACCCTATTAACGGGGGCGATAGTCGCGGCAAAGCGCCTCGTGCAGCTTTCCGCCGGGACGGTTATCCACAACGTAGCGGCGGCCACCAGCGATCCTTTCGGTGTGTCTGAATATGCGGGTGCGTCAGGTGATAAGATAGCAATCAGAACGTTATCCGAAGATGGTACCCTTGAGATTACCGCAGCGGGCGTCATCGCCCTGGATGCAGATGTGTATGCAGCCGCAGCCGGTAAGGTGCAGGCCCTGCCCGCTACAGGAGGTAAATATAAAAAGATCGGTATCGCCATGGAGGCGGCTACGGCGGATGGTGACATTATCGAAATCCTGCCTTATGAATTTGGCAAGGAAGTTGACGTCGATACCACCCATACCGCTCTCGCTCCCGCGCTCACACCGGGCGGGGTTCACATCATTGATTCGAATGCTAACGCAGTTAGTGCGACCCTGGCGGACGATACGATCATTGGCCGGGAGACGTATATCGTCATGACGGATCAGTCTAATAGTTCGACGGTATCCATCGCGCATCACATAACGAGTGACCCGGAAGAGGCCACGTTTAACGCGACGGATGAGGTCGGAATTTTCAGGTGGAATGGGACAGAGTACGATACCATTTACGCCACATGCACATTTGTGTAACAGGGAGGTAAAATATGGCTTTTCCAACAACAGATACAGCAGTACAGCGGCCCGATTTGGGCGTATTGGTCGAAGAGTATATGGAGACCGAAAACGCGCTGATGGGGTTTATAGGCACGCAAGTGATGCCGCTCCTCCCCGTTCCTGAAAGTACTTCGAATTATCCTGTAATGCCTAAAGAAGTCATGCTTAAAATGCAGGACACAAGGAGGGCAATGCGTGGCAAGTACCCCCGTTCAGATTTTGAGTGGGAAGAGGGTTTCTATTCCACCGCTGAGAATGGGTGGGAAGAGGCCGTCGATGATCGGGAACGAAAACTATACGCATCCACGTTTGATGCCGAAGCGATGGCATCCAAACGCGCCACGAGTATAATTTTGCGCTCCCAGGAAAAAAGGATTGCGGATATCGTTTTTAACGGAACGAATTTTACCGCCAATTCCATCACGCACGAGTGGGACGACCCCACAAATGCGGTACCCCTGACAGATGTCGCGACAGGTAAATTGTCGATTAGATCGGCAAGCGGGATGCTGCCAAACGTGCTTATAATTGCGTACAGCACCTTCCTGAACCTCAAAGCATGCGATCAAATTATTGATCTTTTGAAATACACTTTTCCAGGCATCGACATTAATCAGATGTCCCTACAGCAGCTCGCGCAGGTCTTAGATGTGCCGAGGGTGATGGTAGGGGGTGCGGTGTATGACAGTGCCAAAAAAGGCCAGACCACAGTAGTGGCAGACCTCTGGGACAAAGAGTACGCAATGTTGACCAGGATCTCAAATACCTCACAGCTTACTGAGCCCTGCATTGGTCGCACTTTTCTGTGGACCGAGGAAAGCGGCGGCGGGCATATTGTCGAGTCCTACAGGGATGAGACAGTTCGGGGGGACGTGGTCAGAGTAAGACACGATACAAGCGAGGCGTTGATCGCATCCAGGGATACCGCCCTGGCTATTAAAAGCAATCTCAGTACCGCGGTGTCGTACTTGTTTGATAATGTGACCACATAAAAATGGGGTTTTTCGAGGATTTCCAACCGACCGCCACCGATGGACTGCTGGAATTTTTTACAGTTTTGGCAGTCTACAGCGGTACTGTTAGTTGTTACGTTAAGATTAATCGTAACGTAGTGTTGCAGCCGAGCGACTATGATGCGCGGGTGGTGGAGGTTGGAACTACTCTGGAGGCTCTCTTTGCAGATGTCGGAACCCCCTCAAAGGGGGATACGTTCGTGGCAGAGGGTAGCACATTTACGGTAAAACGTATTGAGGCTAATGATGAGATTTTTATAAAAATGGTCGTAACGGAGGCATGATGGAAATTACAATAGATCAGGGTATGCTTGATGATGTAAGGGACGTCCTGTCAGATATTACGAATGGGTACGAAAATGCCATTGTAACATCGATTAATAAAACGCTTACGACCGCAAAGACTCAGGCCGCTGCCCGAATAGGTAATGAAGTAAATCTAAAGGCGTCCAGGATTAAAGAGGATCTCACGATAAATAAGGCGAGTTACAGTAATATCGGAGGGTCATTAGTGGCCACCGGGGAGCCTGTTGGATTGATAAATTTCGGGGCCAGGTCAGTTGAGAAAGGGGTCACGGTGCAGGTATTAAAATCCAGCAGCCGGACGACATTGCTGCACGCTTTTATTGCCACGGGCAGTGGATCGACGGAGCACGTGTACTGGCGGGCAACGGACAGAGGTACTATGCCGGCGGCGATAAAGTTTCAGGTGGGTAGAAAGTCCGGCGCTGCCTGGCCGAGATTTGGAGACAAATACCGGGTTCCAGTTGAGCGTTTAACCGGTCCCAGAATTGAGGATATTTTTGCTCAGGATCAGGTCATGGACGCGGTATTGACCCAGGCAAATTATTTATTCCTAACAAACGTGGAAGCGAAAGTCGACGATATACTCAGGAGGCACGCTTAAATGGCCAGCACAATTAGAGAGACGATCATAGCTGCGTATGTTACCCGGCTTGCGTCTTGGCTGGTAGCGGGGGGTTTCAATTATAATTGTGGCAGCTCTGCAGAAAGAGCGGTGCAGGTTATCGACGAAGGAGACCTGCCGTCCTGCGTCCTGTGGCCTAAATCCGAAGAGGTCACGGGGCGCTACGGGCAGAACGTATGCGAGATGGTCATTAAGATTGAGGCTTTGACGGTCGCTGAAGCGGGAGTAAACCCTTCTGTAATTCAGGAAAAACTTTTAGGTGATGCAATTAAGATTATGACCGATCCGGCAGTAACCGTAACAGTATTGATTGAGGATATCTTGTATACAGGCGGCGGGCCTGCGGGAGTTGCAAAACCCGAGGAAGAAGTTATCGCGATATATGCGGAATTTACAATAAAATATGAAACATTAATTGGTGATCCATACAGCCAATAGAAGGATGGTAAAAAATGTCAACAAGTAAAAACGCAAAATTACAGTTCGAGTCCGGGCAGTCCTTTGTCGGGTACACGAACATGGCCGATTATGGGGACCATCAAATTTATTCCCTTGGCACAATGTGGTCGATGAAGTCCGGGTATGAGGCCTCTGTCAGGCCGAATGGGATCGTAACCGGCAGGAATATGGTATCAACTCACGTGACTAATGATACAGTTACAATTGCAGCTTTTACAGCTTATTCAGCAGGTACACTATATGAGGTTACGGCGGCAACTGACACAATCACAAGACCGGCCGGAGCTTTTTCAAAAATTAATTCAATTACCATGGACAGTGCTGGAGCGATTGCGGTCATCGCGGGCACGGATAGTGCCGGAGCAGCTTTTTCAGAGACACGGGCAGCCGCAGGCGGGCCGCCCCTTATCCCGGTTGATAGTGTTGAAATTGCTCAAGTACGGACCACACTGCAAGCCGCGGGCGTAATTTTATCTACAGAAATTTTTCAGGTAGTCGGAACACATGCAGAACGATTTGACTACCCAATTTGGGAAGAAAACCCCATTGGCAAAGGCGATCAAGCGGACACAACGGCGGAGAAATATTCCCATATTAAATTTGCTGAGGCCCACGACCCTATCCACACCGGACCCGCCTACAAAAAGATATACGTGTCCTATTACACTCCTGTTTTTGCGACGGTATCCAAAGCACTTAATTTTAAGCCCGCGGAGAATACCCACAGTGTGACATCTACACAGTTCTATGACGGGGTTGCGGGGGCCTCATCTAAGTCATTAGGTCAGGGGGGTTTTACGGCTTTAATGACGGATAATATCACGGATTCACTGGTGTCAAATAAGGATGAGTTTTTAACGTTTAAATTTTTTCCGGATAAGAACAAAGCGCCGTATATTTTAACCCAGGGTACCCTTGGATTGGGAAGGATTTTTCCGGTCGACAATCAAAACCAGGCAACGGCCACAATCTCCGCCGAAGAGGTGAGTGCGGACTTTTCCAGCTAATTAAGGAGGCGCGTGGACCTATTAAAGTTTGAGGAAACAAATTTCAGGGACCGGACCGAGGTGGTCCCCGTCCCTGATTTAAAGCGGTTTTTCCAGGAAGGCGAAGAGCCTGTTTGGG